ACCTAAATACCCATTGATATGAAATGCCTGCTTCTCTTTCATCGTTGCACCCCCAAAATTTAATATCTTCAGTTTACGCTTATTTTGAAAGAGCTTCAATTAATTCTGACTTTCTATAAAAAGTCTATAAAAAAAACTGCCATCCAGACAGTCCCTGTTGATTTGGTTAAAAGAAAAAGCAGACCAAAAAGTCTGCTGTAATGTCATCTATATCAGACACATGCCGGATCCTACTTAGTTGGATTATCGCTAAACAAATATTGCTAATTGTTGTCATATCAATGTTTTTTCGACCTTCCCCCCACTCTTTCTTACTGATTATTTGACAACATTGGCAAACATTTGCCCCTTTTTTGCCCCTTTTTCAGTACCGATTTTCTCTGCCTTTAATTTCGTTTCAAGAATGTATTTATGTATATCCCCTCGGTCTCTTTCTCTATGGGCCACAAAATTGGCCAACTCAAAAACTATGCTATTATTTTTGCTATGTTGTCTTAAAAGGATTAATAACAAATAGACGTCCATTTCTACAAATGTGTTTTGATAAAATGACGTTAAGCATCGGTCAATCAATACGCTTTCTTTATTATCCATTACAACATTTACTCTACAATAAATTCTCGCTTTATATTTTTAAACTCATCATCAGAAAGCAACTTAGCTATCACTTTTTTAGTAAGGTCAATATCTGGATAATATACCCCATAGCCTTCATTCAATGAGAACAAAATAATTTTTTTCAACTCTCTTAACTCAGAATTATTGAGGAGTATCCTTTCATTAGTTTTATCCATGAAAACTACCTCCATTCGTGGTATAATATTATAAAGGCAATTCATGTAGAGCTTTCACTTTTGCAGGGTGGGCTCTTTTTTATTTTATCATAAATACCCTTTAATTAATTTAAGAGGGCTGTTTGTTATACGTCCAGATACCAACGTGTTTCAGTTAGATCGTTGAATCCGTCTTTTGTATTACCTTTTGGGTCATTGGTGCTTCGGATCATAATAATGATCGAATGACCTGCAACATCTTTCTGATTGAATTCAATTTGGAATCCTGCAGTGTCACTACGATTATACACCTTAGCTGCATCCGCTCGTGGCAAGTCTTTCAGCTTGATACGTTTCAGTTCTTTACCTGTCGTGCGATCTAAGACGAAAGCATACTGATATTTGTGAGTACGAGTACTCCATCCTTCTGCTTTAATTTTCCCAGCCATTGCGCCAAATCCATCAACGTGACCTTTACCGTTTCCGACTTCCATCACAGAATAATTCTGTCCAGCACGGTAGATATCTGTTGCTTCAGATGGATTTGGAGCAGGCAGTGTTGTGTATCCGTTATCGGTAATTCCAGTTAAATCGACATTACCATCCAATCCGCCGCCAACATATGTGGAAGTGAATTGATAGATCGCCACGCCATCCATACTTGGAAACACAGACCATACTGGATATGGAGTGACGTTGTAATTCGGATAAGCGGCCATCCACAAACTATCAGGGAATTCAGCTAAGATTTGCTGATAGTATACGTTTTGCAGAGTAAACGGTTTGTAAGAGTAATACATCGGTGTGTAGCCGGCATCTCGAATCCTTCGCATACCATATAGAATTGTGTCTGTATTCGCTTGCTTATTTCCACTGGCTCCATGCTCAAAGTCTAATGCCACGATTGAACCACGAGGTGTTTTTACTTTCGGTAGAAAGTAATCCATAGTAGTTTTCGCAATACTCATGTTTCCCCACGTGTCGTACCAAATATACGTGTGAGCCCGTTTTCCTTGTGCTAAAGCAGAATTAACTTGGCTTTCATATGTCCATTGATTATAAATTCCGCCAGCGTTGTATCCTCCAATTTGAGCGATTGCGAACTTATCATGCGCATAACCAAATTGTCCTTGTGCTCCCTGATAGATTGCCCAGTCAACCCCTTGATCACCTTTCGCCGCATCCACATTCCCTGGGAAAATTGGCAATAAAAAAAGAGCCATAAATAGGCTCAGTAACGTAATTTTCTTTTTCATGTGATTCCTCCTATTTTTTCGAATTGTATGCCGAGACACCTGTAACTACTCCTAAAAAAGTAGCTACAGCATTAATTGTTAGCACAGTCATATCCGCGTCACCCCAACCGTATGCTTTTCCAAGTGTGCCAACTAAAACAGATGCAGCTGGCAACACCGTGAGAACCGCCCATTTAATAATTTGGTAATACTTGTCCGGTAAAATCATTTCAAACCCCCCTATAATTTCGTTAAGAAATAGCCTAATATAGTAATACCTAAACCGATCATGTAACCCCATGACCATTTATTGTTTGCTTTAATTTCTTTGATGTCATCAGCATTGTTGAGTGCAATAGAATATGCGTGATCCGCCACATCTTTCGCAGCATCCGCCTTCTCTCTCAATGCCTCGTAATTATCAAGTTTTGTTTCAATGCGCACTAAGCGCTCAATAACATCTTGTGCAGTATCATCTTTCAAAACTCCCCCGCCTTCCAACTAAATAATTAGCCCCGTTAAAAACGAGGCTAAAAAAATAAAGCTTATTCAGCTTTACCAACGATCTTATTCGCTTCTTCATCCGTAATACAAATCGGCACGAACTCGCGTACTTGGTCCTCAGTGAAACAACCCCAATCGTACATCATTTTTACATCGTCAAAATTAAACATATTATTTTCCTCCTTATTCGTTTTCAGTAGTTAATTGAGCTTTGATTTCAGCAATATCTTTGCTGTTTTTGACTGACGCTAACATTGTTTTTGAATTGATCTGAGCTAAATTGTCTGCTTTTTGTTTCAATGTAGTGTTCTCTTTGACTAGATTAATGTCATTAAGCATTAGTTTCGCATTTAGTTCAGTCATTTTTGCTTGTTTCTCAGTTAATTGAATATTTTCATTTTTAACAGTCGTGTAGAAGTTTTCTAGTAAAGCTAGTTTTTCAGTGTTAGCCATGAATTCAACTGGCTTCCACACGTTTGATTTAACGTCAAAGAACTGCAACATTAGATCTCGATTGGCATCAGGTTCTACTTCCGTGTATGGAAACTTTGTTTCAAAATCCTCTGCCACTTCTGTTGTTTTGCACCCGAACGGATACAAAATTTCGTAAATTGTTTTCATTTTTTTCCTCCTATTCTTTCCCTGCCCAATAAACGCCGTTGCAGGTGAACCATTCGCCGGCTACGAAGACACTGTTCGCTTTTATATTTTTAGTCCCCTTTTCCACAAAAATTCCTTTGGCGCTATTATTTCCAATGTGACCAACGAGTGTAGCATTGTTGATAGTTGCAATCATTGAATCTGGTAATGACGAACTAATCATCGTGACATACGCAACATCCGTTTTAAACTTAATCGACCCTTCAACTACGACTAATGAGCCATGCAAAATAAAACATAATTTACCTTCGGCAATCACACTCGACGTTGTTGAGTCAAGAATAAACACACTGTGATCATTCTTGCTCACAACCAAATCATCATTAATCATCAATCCATCTTTAAAGTTCTTGATTCCACCAATCGTCTGATTTCCAGCAATCGTAACAGCTTTTTTATTAATCTGTTGTGCAGTTCTGAGCGGTGTCATCGTTTTGGCGTTATCCGTTCCTGTTTCGGCCTCTAGCTGAGTCGCCAAGTTTTCTACGTGATTGGCCGCTATTGTGGATAGAATAAACTCATTCACTGAGATTTCAATAGTAAATTCCAATTGTGCATAATCTATGCTTAGACTTGAGCTAGAAGCGCCATCCGAAACTTCTGCATAAGCAATCGTATTCCATTTACCATCGTCAGTAATTCCACCACCAATCGTGTTTGTTGCGGTTATTTTAGTTATCTTGTTTTGCATTGTATGGGCTTGTGGCTGTTGTTGCCACGAATTGCTTAACACCCAGTTTGCGCATTTTAAACTATTTCCTGAAGGAGAATTCCCAAAACCCCAAACGCTTGAATCCACATTACTACATGTAATCTTTTTAAGTATTGAAACTTTTTTTTGCAGAGTATCGGCTCCTTGATTTGTCCAAAAAGAACTTCCTAGCTTTCTTGTGACAATATCAATTAAATCGTACTGAACGAACATTTGACTAATATTACCAGTTGTTGAATTTGATAATCGCTGAATATTATTATCTAATGCAGCGAGGTTAGAGTAATTAATATATGAATCAGCAGAAAATTCATTAGGTTCATACAGGGTTGCTCCTACCCGACAGCTAGCTATGTTTCCATTCTCAAGAATACTCCCAGCTACCTTTTTATTTAAATCTGCCTCGATAGGAATTCTGACTTTCTCTTTGCCAATTACTTGGTAGATCACGTTTGCGGAGGATTCTGCTTTCGTGAATACGTCATTGTCATCAATCTTCTTATTTATTTCATCGATGCGAGCATTCAAATTCGTGTTAGCTGTCGTGATACTTTGTTCTAACTGAGTGATCTTACTTTGAGCTGTCGTAACGTCAGCAGTCAGACTATCAAGTAATGCCTTAGCTTCTAGCTTGATAGTAGCTATTGTTTGATGATATTGAGTCATGATTTCGTTAAACCCTTGCCAGTAGTAATCTTCTAGCTCAGGAACATTCTCATCGATTGGTGATCGTTTAATATCAAAAGTAAAACGTCCGGCAGTATCAAGTGATCTTGAATCGGGTAATTCAATGTATATAGAGCCATCCACACGACCTTGATAACCTAAAATGTTGTCTTCTAAAACAATTGATACAATACCATTCAGTGCATCTTCAATCACTGCGTGATAGATGTGACGCCCTCCATTGAAAACAAGGCAAATTGGTACAATCGTTCCCTCTGCCAGTGTCTGATTGACAGTATCTTTTTTAAGCTGGAACAATAGCTTCGCTGTTCCTTTATCATGTGACCAGAAAACGACTCCGGTTGGAATAGGAGTGGTCGCTTTTGCCTGAATGATAATGATTTCTTCATTTGTTTTAAACATTAGGACAACACCGTCCCTTTAGTAATAATTAATCCATTACCCTCAGTTTTTGTTGGAGTCGCAGCCACAGAAGAAAGATTCGAAGTTCTGACAGTCGCGGTACTAGAAATAACCCCAGTTGCATTTCCTGAGCCATTGGGACTAGCAAAATTTAAATCAGACATTAAGTTTGCTTTGGCAATAATATTTTGATTAACAAACATACAATCGTATACAGACATTTGACCGTTACCGCCAACATAAAGAGCATTATGTTCAAAAGATTTTGTATTTTCTCGAAAGCCGCATCTGTTAACTGAAAGATAGCCCCCTTGCTCACAGACTACAGACATTTTAGTAGCAAAAATATTTCCTGCATTTACTTGGTCAACGAACTCTAACCCATACAAATTAAAATATCCTTGGCAATATAGAAATCCAATCGATCGTACTTTCACCGGCATAATGTTTGTTTTAATATCTAGACTATCAACATTTTGAATGGTTCGGATGTAGATTGATGAAGCCAAACAATTCGATATACGAACATCTTCTAAATATGTTCCATCTTCAATGAATATAGTTGTGTTTGAGCGATTAATCAGAGGTATTTGATTAACGGCAGTTTGAATCGTTCGAAACGGTTTCTCTTGTGTTCCGTCACCAACTACATCACTTCCACGCTCTTTTGAAACATAAATTGCAATATTTGATCCCGCCGCATTATAGAGCATTCTGACAACTTCGTTTAATTGCGAAAGCTGGTCTTTATTATCTGAGATTTGTTTATTCGCTAATTCGATATCCAAATCATGCGCATTCTCAGCGTTAAGTAGGCGGTCTTCCAAAGTATCGAATGTTTCACCTTTATTATTCACACGCGCATCTACAATTTCGTTCGGTGAATCTCCACCACTCTGAAGGACAAGGTTAGAAATTCTTTTATTCGTAACATCGATTTTCTGGTCCTGATTACGAGTTATTCCGTTTAAAATATCCACGTTGTCATTAAAGGTTTTTTTCCATTCTGTTGAAATTCTGTTTTTTATGAGTTTGAGTAATTCCATTAAATCACTCCTTTCTTAGCTAAACTGGCTAATATTGATGTCATAGTTTTTTTAGTGTTTGACAATGTGATTTCTGGTGGTTTGTTTGGTAATGCTGGATAGGTTTTGATTCCAACAATTTGAATGTACGTTTTGATATTTAATGGTTCGTAAATAAACGGAACATAATCACCCTTTTGTGGAGTAATACGCCACTTCAATGTTACTGACCCACTTATTGAAGGATAATCTTGTAAATCTTTTTTTAATCGCTCCATCATATTTCCAGCAATTGTGTATCGTT